GAAAAATAGGCATTGGCCGAGGCAAAAGACGATTTTATCGCCTTTGTTAATGGCGCCTCTGATGTTACTAATCCATGTGCCGAATCTATTGTCGCCCTTATATTTTCTGAATATGTTCCACTGAAACTCATTTTAAGACTCCCATTTATCTAACTTGCATTTCTTGCTTGGCGACCTTGCCGCCGCAGGCGCGAAACATTTACATTCCATACAAAACAATTTTCGTCCCTTTGCATTTTCCCTTTTAGGTAGTTTCCCTATAACGAACTTTGCATATTCTTTCCATGTAAGCCATGTGCCACTGTCGCACTCTTGACATTCTCGAATCCTGTCATCTGTGAATTCATATTTGTTTTCACCTACTACTGCATCACGACCTAAAGTCGCAAAACCATGAACTATATTTTTTGCTTTTCCGCAACAAGTCATTATTCAGTACACAAATTTTCATTGCCTTCGCCTATTGTTGGTATCATCACCACAACTTGACCAGTCTTCAATAATGGTTCATTTTGCCCACACACAAAAAGATTTTGAGCTCCAGCATCGGTATTAGATAGATAAATACCTGTCGGTATACAATAATTCCCAAGCAATTCGTAATTGCTGACATGATAAAAGGCATCCCCCCAATACGTATTCACACCACCTATCACTTTCCAGTGATATTGCGCCCTTATCTTAATCCTTGAAATGTTGGGATATAAAGTTAGAATCACCGACGCTTCTATTAAATACCTTCCGCCATCATCTCTCCCCTCGCAATCAAGGTCGCCATAACCTCTGACAATATCAGTACCTACAGATTTTTTTAGGTAGTAAGAACAAACGATGCCTAAATCGGGTTCTAAAATCCATGATGTATTGAATACGGAATTCATCGTGCCGAAAAATTGCGCCGATTCCATCCCTGCTATCCACGAACAACCGTTTACGCAAGTAGTTCTGTCCTCGATTCCAGAAAAAGTAACTTTTACTAACTTCGGTTGAATCCCAGGTCCACCATTGATAGGTTCGCATCCATCACACGGACAATAAGGATAAGGTGACCATCCACAACAACTCTCACAGATAATGCTTCCCTCGCTATCCTTTTTTGTGAGTATCGCCAAATTCGATGTGTCGAAACCAACTTCTACCATCAATCACAATCCTGACTTTTCTGGAATATATTTACACAATACCAACGCTGAGCAATAGAACTTGCTGAAGAATAAGGCGTTTTAGTTACAAACATATCAGTATCGTTTGTAAGTCTCGGAACTGCACCATTCAGATTCACACCACCTATAATAGAACAATAAACATGCAATCCAGATTCCACGCCGGTTGTTATTTCGATTCCATCAGAACCATATAAATTAGCTGTGATGTATTTTGCCGCTGGCGCTGCCTGCGTAGTAATCGCTCGTCTGACATTTGTTGCGCTTAATCCTAACGAGGCATTGCCGATTAACGATGTACCCAACGGCCCTGTCATAACACTTATGCCGCCTGAACCTCTAATATGTGAGAGGGCATTTACTTTGTTAATCAAAGTATCGAGGTCCCTGCCTCGTACTACTTTGTTTCGATTGAATTTATTTATTGCCGCCATTATGCACCCGGATTATACATCGAATCAGTTGCGCGCATACCGCTAAGGATATTGCTAAAATCATAAGTATCGTATAAAGTTGTGCTTATTCCGTGCGGGGTATTCCAAGTCTCGCCATAAACAAATCGCGGGCATAAAGCAAAGTTAAATCTGTACTCCCAACAATCAAATCGTATTCGTTGTATGGGACAGGCCATGAACATCCAGCAATTTATATCATTATAATTGGCGGGTATGTCGTGAACTATTCCGCTTCCCTGGTCAAACCCAAGATAGTCCTGCATGAATTTGTTGCTGTTTATCTTGCCGATATTCTCCATTATACGATGAATATATAAAGTGTCTGCATAAGCGGTTATCGTGCAACTTTCCTCCGGCGTATAGACCGACAATGCGGGCGCTTCTTTATCTGAATTCGCACCGGCAGCCCACATATTAGCCCAACTAACAGGAACCCAACTACTGGCGGATGTCTTCCAAAGCGTACTCTCATTATTTACCTGCAGACCAATATCAAAAGATTCTTCCCAGCTTGTTTTCTGATTAGGTTGCTTTTTCATTGCCATCCGGCTCTCGCGGGTGGAGTATAAAAGCTGAACCTTTGCCTTTGTGTTCGTTAAGAAATTAGCGGAGATATTAGTAATGTATAGACCGTAAGGATTTGCCGTCCACGTGCCATCAGACGTTAAGGGATAACCGGGTTGATAGTCAAATGTTCCATCGTATAATTCAGTCCATAACACCGTAAAGATTCTGATAAAGGTTATGCCTTCGGCATTCCAGTTATATTCCCGCGAGTTATAATCTTCTGTTTCTGTTCCGTAAGCCATTACATTTCCATCATATTATATTGTCTTTGCCATCTGGTACTTTCACGAATTACATCAGTCAATTCACCAAAAGTCACTGCGAATTTTCCCAACACCCCTACCAATCCTCCTACAGCCCCTCCCACTCCTGCACCTATTGGGCCACCCATAGTGCCACCTATCAGGGCACCTTTTATTGCACCAGCACCGGCATATACACCCGTAGGTACTTTTCCAGCGAGCGTTGTTGCTGATGGCGTTCCTTTTTTAATTACACTCAAAAAACCTCTCGCTATTATTCTCCCCGCTTCCTCTGCATAGGGGTCGATGTATTTCCACGCGATTGTCATTGCCTCTTTTATGTCCATGCCGAGTTTTGAAAGTGCCTCGTGCCAGCCCTTGCTCTGCACAATATCGTAAAGCTCATTAAAATATGCAACCGTTTTTCCTTTTATATATTCGTATGCCGTATTGCCTAAACTTGTAATAGCTCGCTCGTTCTCTGTAATAACCATAGTGAGTTCTTCGGTTAAACTGCCAAGGTCTTTCATCATACTCCGAGTTACAGGTCCAATCGCCTTGCCAAAAGCTACGCCGGAATCTTTTATTTTCTGTGTCATTTTGCTAAAATCAAAACCTACAGTGTTAGCCATTTTGTTGTATGCTTTTTCTGTCTCACCTGCTGATTCTACGGAGATAAGCGTGTAATCTTTGGTCAAGCCGGTTAAATCCTGCAATGCACCGGCAATAGCCTTGAAACCTCTAATGTTCGGAAATATAACAGCTAATTGTTCGGCAGTAGCCTTTTTGAGTTTCCTAATACTCTCAACCAATCCCTCAGTCCGTAAAGTGTTAGTGGATAATTCCACACCGAATTTCTTTGCCATTTTCTTCGCTGCATCTTGCGGTGAAAGGAAAGCCCTTAGCGCATTGTTCATTGCGAAAACAGCGCGTGAAGTTTTTATACCACCTCTCGTTAGCGTAGCAACAATAGATAATAACTCATCTAAATTCATACCTGCCAAGGCTGCAGTTGCAGTTACCATACCTAACGATTGAGCAAGTTCAGGGAATGTAGTTTTACCTCGTTTGACCGTTGCAAATAATTTGTCGCTAACCTCACCCGCCCTATCGGCACTCATTTGATATGAGTTCAGAATTGTTGTGACTATATCAGCCGCAATCCCCGCATCCGTCATGCCAGCAATTGCGGCACGAACAGATACCTTTAATACATCCATTCCCTTAGAAGCATTGATACTGGCAGACAGAATATCATATAAACCCTTAGAAAGTGTTTTCGTAGATTGTCCAGAGTCTTTTGCTAATTGGCGCATACCAATTGCGAATTCCTTTATCATCGGCATAGTTTCATTAGTCAACATAGTGCTTACCATGGCAACTTGTGTTTGGAATTTAGACCATGCAACACTCGATGCCACGACGGCCCCGACAAACGCGAGAGAAACATATTTAACAACTTTTTTAATAGTTCTGTAAAGTGTTGTTAATGCCGTACTAATAACATTGCTAACAGCCCTCAATGTTCCAGTAGCTAAATTACGCGCAAAACCCAAAACTAATCGTCTTGCACTTGCCAAACCCTTTCTTAACGGTGCAAGATTCGCCCGTATCGCTATTCTCGCTTCACCTAATGTCATAATTTCCTCACTGCAGGGTCAGCCATAACAGCGGCATGGATCGCATCGCCGGTTATCGCCCTTTTTTCTTCTGGATTTTCTAATTCTAAAATCACATTCATTTCGTGAACCCAATCACCAAACTGCATCGGCGTCATTGCCCGAACATCATCAATGCTGATTGCACCTTTGTAAAACCTAAGCATCAGCGCAATCGTTGTCGATACCGCTAACGTTTTGTCTTTCTCGGCTTTTTTTTTGCGGCACTCGGCATTATTTTCTCTATCAGGTCAGGCAAATCATCAAGACCTATCATATCTGATACTTCCTTCTGAGTCATATCAGGATGATATTTTGTCAACGCCCGCCATAGAAGAAAACTTATACCGGAAACACTGCCTTGCTGCGCCTTGATTTCCACATCTGTCGGCGGAGCAAACGCCTTGTCAAATACAGATTGAGGAATGTTATCACCGTACAACTTCTTGGCTGTTTCGATGATTTTGGCCTCACGCTGTGCGCGTACGTTCTCTTCAGAGTCGGCAAAATCACCAATAGTCAATTTGCCTATCTTGTAGGTCTTGCCATCAAGCACAACTTCTGAAAACGGCTTGGCTATAATCCGCATATTAGACATCATGCTCCTTTCGTTGTAGTACAAGTAACCGTCCCGGCCCATTGGAACGAATATGTTACTTCTTCAATATCATCATGTCCTACACTCATTCCCGCAGCGGTACAACTAGCTGAACCTTCGTAGCCTTTGTCCGTGTTAGTTGCCGTTCTGCACAACTCAAGAACCCTAATGGTACTACCGGGATTACATTCATAATCACCAGTAGCCTTAGCTGTAACCGAAGCCGTACCGCCTTTGTAGCCTGCCTCGCGAGTCCTGCCCGTATTAGTGTCGTGTCGGGACGTGCTATCGGCTGTCGTGCAATGCAATGAGCAAGTAAAGCCCGTAACCTGCGTGATTGCCGAATCACCCCAAAAAGCCTCACTTGTCTTTCCGTGGTATGGTGCTGCCATAATTTACTCCTTTTAAGTATAAAGTAGCCCATCGGCGTCATTACCTTCAAAGGTCATGGCAAGTTTGCCGACATCATCAATTGTTACCGATTCCGTTAAGCCATTGCAAATCCCCGTACATGTGAAATAATGGGTTGATGCGCTTGTTGTTAATACCAATGCACCGTTGGCTCCTAAATACGTCCCAACGGTATCAACCGTGGTCTGTGCTATCGCCTCAATGCTCGCCGTAAAATCAGTCAATCCGGGGGCATGACTCTCAAAAGTATCGCCCATCGCAGTAGTATCTGCAGTGTCGGCTGTTGCCTCCAGAGACCAGGATTGAATGTCGGCGATAGAACCGGCAAAAGTAGCCGTTCCACCTTTTCCATGATAAACTGACATTTCAAAACTCCTTAATAATGTACCAAAATTTCATACGCTAAAACTATCTGCCACACATCTTCTATGTATTGCATATTCCGTGTAAATTCCCGCTTCATTACTATATGGTCATAGCCCGGAATATCTAAATCGCACCAATCAAATGTATCGGCAAGCTCCTGAATCGTAGCCCCTATATCGTCAACAGCGTTCATATAAACGTTGAATTGGATTGTTACCGATTCCAATGTGCCGCCCATCAAATGTCTCTCGGTAGAATCTATCCAATGGAAAACTGTATAGTCCAAATCTGCATCTTGTGGGGCTTGCTCGAAATACAAATTGTCTATGTAAGTAAATTCTGCATCATCGAATTTAGTTTTGATTGCCTCTGCAATTTTCTTCTGCAAGAACTCTGCATCGGCTGGCGGTGGTGATAATTCAAGCCAACTTACATAGTGTGAAGAATTGATTAAACCATCGGTATCGCCAAGAATATCGGTTACGGTCAAACCTTCGCCTTCGTTCATATTATAGGCAACGCTCAAGTTCGGCTCCGAACCCGAAAAATCGACGGCGCTATACCTTGCGATTACCTCCGCGCCGCTTAATCCTCTTGCTTTGTAATAACCAAAATTGCGTATGTCCCCAGTAAAGTACGATACCCACGGGCCATAAAGATTATTGTAAAATACACCAATATACTTATCGGGATTGACAATCCCTATGCCACCTGGCGTAATGTATTTATGCAACACCCCGCCGTCAATATCTAATTCCTTTTGTTCTCCATCAATATACCAGCGCAAATAATTATTTTTAATCGAGAGAACGTAATGATGCCATGTGTCCGCTACAAAACTTTCAAGAGGCCAAACTCGCAGGACACTGCCCATGGTGCTGGTTCTAATTGCGGCTTCGGGCCTGCCTACATTATTCAAATAAATCCTCAAGCCTCTCCCCGCCGATACATCAAAGCTGTCAAAAATATGCCCGCCTCTTGATGTGCGAGCAATAAATTCAACCGACAAATCAATGGCGCCAAAGGGAGTTAAAAACCTTGGCGCATCAGCGATTGTTATTTTGCCTGCTCCTGAAAAATGTAAGGCATACTCAGACATAAACATTACCAAAATTAAAAGACATTTCTTTATCATCCGTCAAACCACGCGATATAATTGACAGTTGCACTCCAAATATCATCGGACTTCTCAAACGCCGCCGTCCCTGTTCTCTCGAAGGCCACGTGCGTATATCCCGTGATTGACAAAGAACACCAATCAAATAAATTCTGTAGAAGATAGACCGCGTTGGCTAATACCGTTCCGCCGTCTATATCCAAACTGAATAAGCTGAATCTTAGCTCAGCCTTTTCAATCTTCGATGTCGTACCCGAACCCATATACTCCTCTGTTGTCGAGCCGACCCATGAAAAGACTATGTACGGCGCAGATACATTCTGCTTGGCCTGTGTGAACCACAGACCGCCTGTCGCCACCGCTCGAAGCGAATCACCGCTTGCGCTGTCATATCTTGTTTTAATTGCCTTGCATAAATCGTCTATCAAGAGTTCGCCTTTGCAAATATCCCGTTTATTTTTGTTTCATTCTTTTTTAATGCTGGTCGCAGCCATGGGCGGGGTTTCATATTCACCGTTCCCAATTCTAAATAAAGCCCATAATTTACATCCGTACCAATAGCGAATTGATGGTGCGACATCATTGCGTCAATATCAGTACCTACTTCTCCGAGAATCTTATCGCCTTTTTGTGTTACATCCGACCCTACAGAACTCATCAAGACACCCAAATCAAGCGCGGGTACTTGCATAGGGCTGGATGCACGATGGGTTTTTTTGCCTCGTTTATATTTGCGCCCCATACCTGGCTTAGATAAACTTATTTTTATATACCGCTCAAGCACAAGCGCAGACTTTTTCATAGCGGATATGTTGGCCTTGGTCGCCGCCACCATAACCTCTTTGCCATACCATTTAATCTGAACATCTTTAGCAAAATCAATCACTCTATTTCCTCGAGCTCAATTTGAAAAAGAACATCCTTGCCCGCCGGGTTATAAGGCGTCTTTGCTTCAAATGTTCGGCTGCCCCAGACTATCCTGTCCAGTGCCGTTATTGTCGCATTCGTTGCAGAATACTCGCAATATAGCATTAAGGCATTGCGAACAGTCCGCTTGCCAAACTCGTCAACCTCGCCGACATTCTTACTGCATATCATACAAGGCAAACTACCCAATCCTATGCGCGTAGAAAAAGTTTGAACCATACCGCCCATATCGTTCTGGGTTGTAGTCAATTCCTGTACGGTTACAGTTTCAGTTAATAAGTTGACAACACTCATATCCGCCTGCTCTTCCAAACCGAAAGCCTATCTCTTATCTCGGTAGGTATTCCGCCTACATTGTTCGCAGCAATCTTATATGCGTAATCCCCGATTTTCTCACTCTCTAACAACTTGTCTCTTTTCCGGCCATAGTAATACGACAGAACAAGGTCGATACAAATCTGCTCCAAATCAGCCGGTGTAGTTGCATATCCGGCGGTATATCGAAGTGTTATGTTTTGCACGCCTTCAGGGAATTTGCCTGCCGATAATGTTATCAAGCCAGCATTTGCGTCAAATACGAAAGACGACCTAATATCGCCCGGAACTTTCAAATAAGCATAGTCCGCTCGTGAGACGGTTGTATTAGTCAGGCAAGACAAACCAGATACCGGCAATAACTCAACAGGATCATATAAGGCATACACACTCGTCACCGTTCCGCTCCAGCCCTTGCCCACCGTTCCTTCTATATATGTATTTAGAGCCGTAATCGTAGCATAGTCATCGAGCGTTAGGGTGCTCGTCCCTTTGTTTGTGCCGCCCTGCACCACAAGTACCAACTGTGTCTCGTTCACGGTCGCATAAGCGTTGTAGGCGTCCGTAGAGGTATTTGTGAGGGTGTAAGCATCATCCCCGCCAACTGCCAACATCTGAATTGAAATAATCGGATATTGGTTAGTGATAATATCCTCAATTCCAAAGCCGTTGTATTGCTCCCGGTAAGTGGTCGATGTAAACGTCCTGTCGCAATATCCCTCGATTGCATTTGTAGCCCGATTGATTAAGGCAGTTAATAACGTCTCGTCCACTCCTGCCGCTATACCGGAGAAGTCCTGCACATGGGCTAAGGTAGTTAAAGCTCCTGTCGTAGCGGTGAAGGTATCAGAACCGCCTAAGCACAAAAAGGAATCCACCGCCGTAATACTTACGCCGCTAACTGCCGCCGAATAATGAACGCTATATGATTTATACCTCTCGAAGCCGTTGGCTGCTGTTGCTTCTATCTGTTCTGAGTAAAAACCTGTCGTTCCGGCATCATCAAGCAAAGCCATAGAACCAGTCAAAATTGCCGTTCCCGTTTCGTCCTCATATACCGAATAAGTAGGCAGGGCATCAGCGTCAACAGGCGTGCCGTCGGTATCCTTAATGTTTAGATACAAAGTTAAATTTTGGCTTAATACTGCTACATCTGCACAAGACATAATTTTACCCCATAGACGGCGCTCCAGCCGCCCCTGATAAATTCTCTGCGATATATTTTAATGAATGTGTGGCCGAATCATAACCAGCTCCCTGAATCAAAGCCTGGTTTGCTAATGTAGCGTCGCCGCCGGTTATCCCCACACCTGCGTAGCCTGATTGAATTATATTAACGGTATCGCCCACACCCAAACCGGACGGGAATGGCACACTTGCATCAAGAGTGATTTGATTCGAGGCCCCTGTATAAACAGAGCATCTTCTTATTGCTACCCGGTCGGTATCATCTTTGTCTTTTAATATAATTAAACATTCTTTGTAAAAATCATTTTGCGAACTAATACCATCGAAAGAATTTATAGTAAATACTGAATTACTGGTAATAGCTTTGGCCGATGTTTCACCGATATATGATACCGAGCCTGCCCATGTACTATCGCCCCTGTTTCTTATCGCCTCAAGACTATCGGTGCCGGTGGCAAAAGTAGCACCTTCTATTTCGGTGACCCACGCCTTCGCGCTTGCCGCCAAATTAGCACTGTCCGTCCCCCTCATATCTGTATTAGTCGTTGTAGTATCGACCAAGGTTACTTTAGCCACAGCATCAGCCGATGGGTCAAAGTAACTACCCGCAACTAATGTCCGAGCTTCCATTTCCGCATCTGTCGGGCCGTCATAAAAACTAACCGCTGATGCCGCTTGAGTGTATATCTGAACAATATCAGCAGCATCAAGAGAACCATCTGATTGAGCCGTGCCGGTTATGTATGTGGCTGATGGTAGTTTATTATCAATCGCTGCAATTCGCTCGTTTATAGAATTAGAGGTAGGCGCTCCCGGAACGGCTGTGTCAAGAGCAGTGTCCATTTCAGCGTTCACATCGCTTGCCGTTAATTGTGCATCGTGAATTGCCTGTAACGAATCGGTTGTATTGACAAAGTCATCCCAATCGGCAGTTGCATCTTTTGATACTAATTTTGCTATAATCGAATTGTCAGCTATATTCGTGCCGGTAACAGCATCGTCAATAAGATACCTCAAACCGGTCATGGTTTCTACCCTCGCATCAATAACAGCCGTGTCCTCTAAAATCTGATTCATGTAGCCGCTAAAAAGAAGGCCGTTTGTATGTTGCGATGCAGACGCGTTCCAAACTGTATTTTCAATATCTGTTAATGCCGCCGACTGAAAACCACCATCTGATTCGCATAGATGGTCAAGATATATCGCCACCAAAGCAGAGTCTGTAGCTGTGTACGCATCTACCCTTATATTGCCCCTGCTGATAGGGGTTGCGTTGCCGACTGAAATAGTATCCATCGAGGGAACACCGGCTGTGGCTGGTGTGGCAGCGGCAGTACCCAGCCATTTGCCTAAATCTACACGACCACTACCAGTACAATATGGACTAAGATTGTGCATGTCGCCAACGATACCCACCGCACTATCATTGACGTGGTCGGATTGAACAGTTGCCTTGATGAAGTCACCATAGGCCAAACAAAGCCTAAACTCAGTTGCAACCGTAATGGGGCCAGCGGCAAATACTTGAGTAAGGTGGGTAAGCTCGGTCTGTCCAGTACCGCCAATGCCTTTTGTGTATATCTTTATTGTAACAGCGCCGTCGCCACTTAACGTATTCCTTGAAGTGCCTATATGTACACGCAAACAAGCATCAATGGACTCACCGTCAACAAAATCATCGCTCAGGTTGTAACCGGTAGCAACTTCGCCGTCGATTGGTATGTTTACCGCGGCCGCGTTGATGTCCCGGTCGGCTGCTATCGTACCTTCAATAATTGGATAAGCCATTATTTATATCTCCAAAAGTAGATTTTTTGAGTCCATTGCTCTGCCAATTTTTTCAATTTAGCATTGCCCTCTTTTACCGATTTACGGCCAAGATTATTGTAAATATCAAAGTAAGCAGTATCTATTTTGATTGGCTTTTTTAGAAACTCAAATATATCGGCACAGACAATTTTACCCTTGCCCTGCGTATCAATATACGGCCAAACCAAATCTATCACTTCTTGAGCTATTTCGACCACGATAATTTCTGTTACATTTTGCTTTTGAGCTAAATACCTTGCCGCATAACCTGTCCCCAGACCTCCCACAAGTACCTTGCCCCAACATTTATCTAACCATACTTGTTGCAATTGGTTTGATTGCGGCGCATCGTCTGTCCAGTGCTGTTTTCCTTTGTACAATGAGACATAGCCAACCTCATCCCTAATTGAAAAATTGCCAATTGTGTTTTCGGGTATCATATCAAGCTACCAAGTATTGTTTTGAAGATTTACTATTCCCGACCGGATTAGCCCCATAGCCGGTTACTTTAATATCAAACACATCTTTGACGAACTCGCCAACAATCGCCTTGTAGTAAGCATTTGCCGGAGTCGCCTCACCGCCTGAACCATCATCAGTTGCCCCTTCAGAATCGTTACCCCAACCTACTATCTGACCTCTCAGGTTGAAGTATTTGATTTCATTGTGCTCTACCCCAAATACATTTCCATCTGGGTCGGTGAGTTCACGAAAAGCAACAGGGTCTTGCCCTTCACTATCTCTCCACCAACCTTCCGTACCAGGATGATGGTGACCGGAGAAAATAGCAAGGACACGACCTTTATCACTTGCTGCTATTCGGGCGGTATTATAAGCCTCCAGGACAATTCTGACGGCATCATCATTGAGGCAATTCAAATAACCACCTATTTCGGGGTACAACCAGTAGTGACAAAATATGACAATCGGAACATCTGTATGGGCAGCTAAAGTTGCTTCTAACCACGCCAATTGAGTGGCGGGGACATAGGCCAATGATGTACCTACGCTTTTATCGGTGTCCTCATTTGCATAATGCTCAGGGTCATCTGCGCTCTTGCCGGTCGTATCAAGAACAATTCCAAGTGTCCCATTTGGACATTCAAAGGCATAATATCGAGCGGCTTTCGGATTACCATCCATATCAGTATAAGTTGTCGCCGCAAGTTCGGTAATTGTTTCAGGGTCTCTCGTCCCGTTGCGTATATGCTTAAACCAATCAATACTGCCTTGGTCTGCTCCAAGACCGCCACCGAAATCATAATCGAACATATCCCAATTACCCGGTGCGTGATAGCGGGGGCCGGTATAGGTTGCAAACTTGGCCTCCTTAGCAACTAAAATAGCTTCACCCTCCGCACCAGTGTTGTGGGTATTAGTCTGTGGTGGGTCTTCACGGTCACTATTGGTAGAATGATTGTCGATAAAATCACCAACTTCCACAACCGCATCACAATCTTTCTCAAACTCGGTACAAGCCTCTTCTATATCATCCTCTGCTTCGCTATAGAACCTCGGCCCCGAATTAACATATCTAAATCGTCTATCCGTAGAGCCAGCGTCTGCTCCGTGTGCATCTGTAAATATACCAATCGTGTCGTAACCAAAACTCATCTCTATATCCTAAGCCGTAAATCCCTGAATAAACGCAAATGCACTACAGGCATTGGCCTGGTCTATGACTATATCATAGCCCTCGGTGACTTTTATCGGGTTGATAAGGTCAAATAAATGACAATCCGGCCTGATGTCCTGATAATAGATAGGACCAAGAAGTATAGTTACAGTCCCCGTTGCCGAGTCGGTCAATCTCTCGCCAATCCAGCCGGTTGTATCGCTTTGCATTTGTGCATGAACTTTCTGAAGATAAAGATTACCTGCCGATGGAGCTTCCTTGAGAATCTCGCCTGCGGTTACGTCAGCACTGTAAGCATTCACCGCCCACGGTGTACCGTGCTTGCTCGTTATAAATACATGCCGTCCTAATACTTCGTCTTTTGTAGTAATCGCCATAATTTACCTTTCAAAATAAAGAGGGCGGAGCGGGTAAGCCCCGCCCCCTTATGAAAAGACATTTTAAGCCGTTTCGTCCTGATGATCCGCGGCATCCGTTGAAAATCGTGGGTCACTCAAAATACATACCACTGTCCCGGTAATACCGGTTGACCCCGATTCGGTAACTACCAGCCGAACATACTCGTGATTGACCCCTGCAGTTGCACTTAACTGGGCGGCATCAACCTCGATAAGGTGGCTGATATTTATCGCACTTATCGGATTTGTCTGATAACCAGCCGAAGTTTTAGCCGAATAATCGACCCAGTCATTCCGCGAAGTCAAGTCGCCGCCCGTTGTGTACGAATAATCAAAAGCAATCGCGGTATTATTCGACCCAGAAGTATCCGAGCAACTTTCAACCACAAACTTCGGCTCATCGCCGGAACCGTTTGCGCCGGTGAGAACCAGAAAGGCCGCATGGTCATATCTTGCCATACAAACCTCGTCAGTCGTCTGGCCCGTTGCGAAGGCATCCGCGACCGGAACCAATAGCGGTACGATATGGTTGTTTGATAAAATTCTTTCGCATTGTGCCATAATGGCTCCTTTCTAAGCGTTCTCGTTCTGATGGTGACTGCCATCGGTTGAATATCTCGGCTCACTCAAAATAGCTATTACACAGCCGGTAATTCCATCGCTGGCACATTCGGTCATCGTCAAGCTGCAATACTCGTGCTGGACACCGGCAGTGACCGACAAATTTTCGGCATCAACATCGATGCAGAACGTCTGATTGCCCGCGCTACTCGAACCCGCAATATCTGTCTCCCAGCCGTTCGCTGCGGTTCCAGTAGCGTAGTCAGACCAGGTGTTAATCGAAGCCAGAGAATCACCGAGCGAGTACGAATACCGGAATGGAATTCTCGTGGTATTGCCCGCTCCGATAGAGGAGCAGCTATTGACCGTAAAGACTATTTCGTCCGAACCTGCATGGGCACCTGTAGGCACGATAAACGCCAGGTGATTGTACCGGCTCATACAGACCTCATCAGTCGTAACATCGCCGGCTGCAAAGTCAGCTGCCGGAATGACCAGGTTAATAACATGATGGTCTTCAATAAAATTGTTACCATGTGACATAATTTAACCCCCTTTCTTATCCTGACCTTGAGTCAATATCAACAAACGGGCTAAGAGTATTAGACCCGCGTTTCGGGGTTAATGCCGACTGCATCCAGGGTTGACCGTCATATCGCATCACAAATCGGAACGCCACTTCATCGGTGAGGAACTTCAAATGAATTGAAGTTGCCGCCTTCAAAGCACCGCCGGCCTTTTGACCGACAAGATATTGACTCCAATCCGCCAGGATAAGATCACCCGATGTACCGAGCGTTTCCGGGTGCTCGCTGAAGAATACCGGGCGGCCCATTATCGTGCCGAATGTCGGGGCCGAAATTCCACCGGCGTTGTACTGTAACAAGCCAATCGGATGAGTAGTCGTGCCGATAACCAGCGAAGCTAATGTCGGTAATGTATCAAGGTTAGCGTGCCAGATTGCCTTACCCTGCGATGAGGGAAGTAACCTCGCCCACATAGCCAAAACATCAGCCGAATTGATTGAGCTTGTTACTGTTCCGGTAATACCGACTAAGCAATTGGCATTCTCGATACCCAAAGCCTCACCAGCACCAGAACCCCACATAAAGTCATCGTCAAGCTGAAAGGCCAAAGCCTCGGCTGCCATCGTACTTAAAAGCGGCTCGATAGAAATTGGGCTGTCCTCAAGTATCTCCTCGGTTGCATAAATCAAGGCGACCAGCTTGTGAAGATTCAGTCTGACCTTGCCGAATTTCGGTTGAGAAGCGGTCTTTGTGCCCGCCTCTTCCGGCTTGTAAACAACGATACCACCATAGACAGAACCCGAATGAGTCGTTTCTTGCACGATTGGCAATTCGACCGAACTCGTGGCCATCGGTATCTGTGTGGTACGCGGCAGGATAACTGACTTCTCAAGTATATTGCGGAACAATTGAGCCTTGAATTCTGTTGGAACCAGGAACCCACCATCGTGACCCATCGCTTCTTGCAGACCAAATGCCTTACAGCGACCAAGCCAGGAGCCTAACCGTTGCGGCATCTCAGCACCGGGATTGCTGGCCTTGCGAACATCAAGTGCAAAATCAGTGATGTTTTGGTAGCCGCCCGTTTTCATTTCTTCGGGGACACCATTCTCATCTTGCTTTTGCTTGACAATCCATTCCTTGTGAACATCAGCCATTATCTCCGTCATCTCTTCTTTGGTGAGACCGCCGGCCTTGTTAGACGGAACAATGATGTCGTCTTTAGAAGGCACATATTCCTCAGCAATGCCCTGGTCGACTAACTTTGCTCCCGCAGTCTCGTCAAGTGACATTAACTGGCCCTTTTGCCAGTCAGTGCTATCGTTAGACCAGTCCTGTAGGAGTCTTACTTTTACACGTTTCATTTCTCAGAATCCTTAAAACATTGTATTTATATAAAATTCTGAGCCTATAATTTGCAGCGCCTATGATTTACAGCTTACGCCTAATCAGTACAGCACCTAATTAGTACAGCTCCCGTTACTCTACTTCCCACATCACGCCTCTTACATCTTTATCAAACTCATCTAACGCCGCCGTAACCAATTCCTGCTTCTGCTGCTCTGTTTCAAACGGCGTCACATTTATTAACGGCTCTACTTTGAAAATCTCCTCAACCTCTATTATTGGTTCAACCTTTTCCACAAAAGGAGCGGCATCGTAATTGTGCGTAACTCGAAGCGGGAAGGCGTCCTCGATACCTCTTGCATCCTCAACTACCAGCGATATGTGCGGGGCAGGATTTACCATCATCGGTAATGGTAATGCCCTGACATGCTTATCCTCAGTCTTGAAGGGCTTTACATCCTCAACAGGCTTTTCTTTTTCAATCTCAGGACCGCCCGACTCCTCGTGTGGCTCTATCAAGCCCAACTTTTCAGCCACTTCCTGCACCGAGTCCTGCAAAGATTCCTGACCCGGACCCGGCCGCTCCTCTCGCCTCATTGTCCCGCCACATTCAGAACACTTTATGTCCTTGCAATGTTTTTCTGTTTCTAATTTATGGCCGCATTCAATACACTCACATTTGTATTTTTCGGCTTTCATTTCTCCGGTTTCATCCATGATTTCCTTATCTATTTTCTCCGCCACTACCCTAACGACTTCTGTAACGACTTCGGGCGGGTAGAATGTTTCCTCATCCTCTTCGATTACATCAAGCTCTTTTCGTATCTCGTCAGACAAGACAATCTCATGGCTCTTAATTGCTATTGCCAGAGCATCGGGGTTTGCGGGAATAGTAACCGGCGAAAATTCGAGCAGTTCCCACTCATCATAAATATAATTCGCCTCAGCCCATTCCGGCTTTTTCTTAATCTCATCCGGCGTAGGTGAATGTCCCTTAAGCGGCCTGAAGCCAACAGAGAACGCCCTTAAGAAGCCCTGCTTGAATAATTGCCATATCTCCTCAGCGCGTTCGGTAACTGCAAATTCAACCTGAGCGACTAATCCGCTCTTTTGCTTTCTTATCCACTTTGCCTTGCCTACGGGCGGTTCTTGAGAGTTATGACCCCACGGCACGACGGGATTCCGGAGGTACTCTACAATCTTAGCACCGCGCGGCATTAAAACCTCTTTCATGCGGTCGATTCTATCGGTACTGATAATCGCTGTTACCGTACGCTCATCGTCGTCAATATCTTTTACGCAAAGCGAATCACTGAATAACGGATTACCGTTATTTGCGCCTTCTCTTGTCTTCAAGTATTCTTCGAGTTTCATTTTTCTTTTTCCTTTTTTTCGTTCTCGTCTGGATTACGCTGACCATACGATTTTTATATTCACCAAACATCTTCACTCCAATACAGGAACAATAGTACACCGGCAATTGCTATGTAATGGCGGATGTCCTATAGCTGTATAATCCGTCTCTAATCTCAAACCGCCCACTTCCAAACCTTCGCCTTTTTCTATAAATGACCTTGTTACCTCAACCGTCCTGCCGTTCATCTCCGCACACCACGGGCACAGCCTGTCATCAGCAGCGGTCAACCACTCCTTCCGACTGACTATTCCCGATTGTATATAGCCCTGGACCGCACCTTCATTAAATGCCCAGATAGTCTCAGTGCGGGCGATAGTAGTGGCCTGATAACGGCTTGCTTTGTCAAAGACTTCGGAGATACGCTTGCGGATAGGAACTGCTCCCTCCCCGGCCTCTATGCCCTCTGCTACGGCCTTGCGCACCGCCTCGCGGGTTGTATGCGTTGCATTGACTATAATCCCGCTTCTCTGCTCTAACGCCCCTAACACGCCGGGGTGCATCGGATTAAACGGAATATCGACTATCTTGCGAAGTGCCCGTTCACCGCCTATCATCAGCGAAGCCCTGACAAATGGCATAGACACATCTCTTAGCCCGGTTTGCATTAAATCCATATCAAACCAACCGGCAACTAAATCATCCGCTATGGCTTTTGTTTTTATTTGCTTGAAATGCTCATCCTGCACTTTCGAGAGGACGGACAATTTCACTGTAAGAAAGTAATCCTCTAACTTCTGAATGAACCATGTAGGCTCAAAATTAGTCGCTGGTCTATTCAATATAGGCTGCCCGCGCAACCGCTTTTCTTCTTGCTCACCAGAGCTTCCTTCGGATTCGGAACCGCCGAATGCAGGCGGGGCAGTAATTATCGGCTCCTCTCCCCACGCCACTGCCTCCATACCATCTATTGCCCGCTCCTCATTTATAGTTGTCATCTTGTTCTTAAGCCGAACATCGACTTGTTTTAATCTCATCTCCTGGTCAACAGGTCGCGGGTCGTCAAAGCTCAAAAACAGATTATCATCATTATCATCAAAATCGGGAACAAGCTGCTCGTTAAGTTTCTGCTCAACTAACGTCAATCTCGGCTGTATAGTCTGCTCGGCATATATGACCTTTGCCTCCTGCGCATTTGCCCTACTGATATTCTGGACCTCAACAAACGCGGTCGGTACACCGAACACACCTAAGATTTCTTCCCTGCTCCACTTCCGCCCCTGTAAGTACCCCATCTCTTTTGGTGATAAGCTGTACGGTGCTATTTTGGCCCCGCCCTCGGCAATCATCAGATTACCGGTCCTGCCCTGCCCGAAATTGCGCTTGTAATCCCTGCGCAATCTTTTCTTTTCGGGTTCTCCTACGCTTTGACCTTCTGGATATGACAATACTACATCAGGCACGCCACCGTTCTTGAAGATACCAACTGCGTATTGATTCATAGCAGTTAATAAATCGGCGGCAGTACA